ATAGGTTCTCCTGTTTCTATATTCTTCGTTTCATAGACTTGAAACCATTCTTTTACAGCTAACCATCCAGCTTCTCTATTATTATCTGATTTAGTAAGTCTCTCACCACATTCTCTAAATAGATCAAATTCACTTTTACCTGTATCCTTTTGCCTATTTTCAAGATCAGGTGGTGCATATTTGCGTAATATTTTATCATTACCATTTACTTCATTAATGCGTTTTACTGCATCGGATACTATTAAATCTGATTTATATAATTCTTTATAAACATAAGCATTATTCTCTGTATCTAAAGCAATCCACAAATTTGCCAGCATATCCAATCCATAGTCTTTAGTTGTATACCTATTCCAATAATCAGGTATTTCAAAAGGTTCAATAACATGAATATTTTTATTGAATTCTTTAAAGAATTTATTGCCATACATACCCCATTGACCTAAAGCATACACATTAAATTCTTCTGGTTCATCCTGTTGTTGTTTCAAAAGTTTGGCAGAATATGTAGCATCTATGAATTTATTATCCAAATAAGTTGAATGAATCACTAAAGTATTAACTTTATAGCGTTCAACATCCTTTTTCTGTAATTCATCCCATATCATAATCTTTTCATTAAAATTTGGTAATGTTGTATATTTATAATAAGTGCAATCTGTAAAAGGTTGTTTGCCACATAGCATTAATTGATTTGCTTCTTTTCTATCAAAAAATAGTGTTTTCAAATAACAAGTCTCATGAACCGGATTAAAGCTGAAAGAGATTTGCATATACTTATCAGTACCATTTTTATTCTTACCTTGATAACCTCTAAGTCTTCTTTCAAGTTCTCTCAATGTTGGTTGTTCTATCTGATCTGCTTCTTCTATCCATACACTTGTTATATCAAATATAGACTTCAATTTAGTAGGATCATCCAAACCCCAGAATATAAAGGTATTACCATTAGGAAGATATGTTATAGATTCATGTCCTTTACTAAGATTAATCTTCCATTGATTATTATTATAACTATCAGGATATCTTGCTTTAACTCTTGATACTATCAATGGTACTTGAGATTCACTAATTTGCTTTTGTTCAGCTCTACAACATAGAATTCTATGACCATCTTCAGTAACTATTCTATCAATATGTTTATCAGCTATTTCATAAGATTTCCCAGAACCAGATCCACCTATAAGTACTGCATTTTCACCTTTGAATAATCTGTATGCTTCAAATATTTCATTTCTTGATGCTTTCCTTTTTTCTAGTGCTTGTAATGCTAGTGCTAGTTCTATTCTAGATTGTCTGTCATTATCCATTTAACCACCTTATTTGATAGAATTTTATATAATATTTGATTTGATACGAAATAACTTTCTAAGTAACCAATTAGAATTAGAATCGATAAAAGTATTTCTAATACTATTTAAAATAATACTTATTGTGTTGAATTCATTTGAATTGATCTCTTTAATGATGTAGTAGCTATGGAATTCATATAGCCATCCCCATGTATGATCAATATATTTACCATTTTCTAACTGATTTATGAAGTGAATAACTATAGAATTACTATCATTTTTATCAATAGCAATACAAGCAAATACTTTACTTGCTTTACCTTCTTTGATTTTTTGGATTGCATTTAGATGACATTCATAATTGTATAAGATATCTCCAAGTACCATATCGGACTGATTAATTAAACGATAATTAGCAATACAATAGTTACGTATATTAGATAAAATCTTCTTTTTATACATTATTCCTCCATGAATTAGTTTTACAAATTCAGATAATTCACAATATCTTCTAAACTTTCAAACCATTTACCATTATTTCTAATAACCATTTTACCTACATTATCCAATGATTTACATTGACCTACTGTAAATTCTTTATCTTCATCAATGGGTAAGTAACAAAATATAGTTCTCTCAGGTCTTTTATTACTATCGTCAATTACTTCAGCTATAGAATATACACCTGTCATTTTTGGAGTAATCACGTAAAGACAATAGTCACAATGTTCGCGTTCATATACTTCTTTTGCTTGACATTCCAGTGTCCAGTCCTCAACTACTGGATTGAAATAGTCTATATGTAGCTTACTTGTTATATAGTCTCTCCATACGCTTTCATTACATGTTCCACCTAAAAACACCTTTTTCAATATATTTGTCCTCCATTTGTACAAGATTTACTATTAATATCACATAGCCAACATATCAGGAATTATAATCGGTTTTGAAGCATTCCCTATACTATCAATGATTTCCTGACTATATTCACCAACTTTAATGTATTTGATATCTTCATCTGTAAGCCTAAACCATTCACCACGCTCTAGCTTATCATCACGCTCAAATAAAGCTTGAAATAGCCTCTCAGTCTTATTCATATCACTAGTTTTAATTGAGTGGATAAGCTTAATGGGAATAGGGTTTGCTAACTGTAATCCATGTATCCTGCCATATAAGTGTCTGGTAGCACCAATCTTGTAATAGTCACCTATCTTTATGAAATATACATCACCTATAACTACTGCGCTTCTCTGTTCACAATAACTTCTACCCATAATTTCCAATTCTCCCTTCCTGATTACACGAAATATCCATTACTCGTAATGTTAAGTATTTATCAATGTACCTTCAAACCCACATAAATAAAGGGATTCAAGATTTTACCCTAAAATCCCAATCTATTTCGTAACTGGATATTACTTCAAAACACTATATATTGTATGCCAAAATAAAGATACATCAAGCTATACCAGGTACAACTTGATGTATAAAATTTGTGTTTTATTTGAATATATCTTCCTCTAGTTTTTTCTCTTGTTTAGAATTGATAAATTTATCTAATTCTTCGTCTGTCATTTCCTCAACTGATTTTCCATTAATTGTATTTACATTTGTATTTAGGTTAATATTTTGTTCATCTTTATAAAACTCAGCTATTTTAGCAATTAATAGTCGATCCTGATAATTCCTGGGATTATCTTTAGCATACTTCATAGAAGCATTGATTATATCGCCTATTCCGGCCTTAATAACATCTTTTAAAAGTTCATTCCTATAATCAAAAAATTCGGGCTTTTTTATTGCTTCATAATAAACATTCCTTGAAATGTCTGCCTGAGTACAAATATCCGTAATACTTTTACCTAATGACTCAGTATTACAAAGCACTTCAAGTAATTTTTGTTCTGCTGTTGTTGGAATGTATTTGTTATTTTTCGTCATTAAAATAATCACTTCCTATTCTCATTTTATTTGATATGTTATTTATTACCATTTTAAAACACATAAAAGCTTTATTTTATCTCATATTATCCCATAATCATAGTAACTTATTATGTTAACTTATTATGTAAACTACCTATATGCCTATAAGCCTCTACAAGCCAAAATTAGCAAGTCAAATGACTAGCCATAGAATATCATGTACCCATATAATATTTGATTTAAACCTTATTTAAGCACTTACAACACTATCTCATTTTTCTGATAATCACTTTAAAACGCATTATTATATATATAAAAGGAAGGAACTCATATTTTCAACTTTTCAAATTCAATATCCGGCATGAATTTAAGCCATAAAAAAAGAGGACTTATTTGTCCTCTTTAGCTTCCTCAATACTTATATTGTATTTTTTCAACAAATCTTCAATTGCTTCATCTAAATATTTTGATTGCGGAATTCTAGTTTGATCTGATAATTCCTTGAGTTTATCTCTCAAGTCTTCTTTAATTTTAGTAGCATATTGTACCCTATTCATATAATCACCTCTATTAAGATTATAGTAATACGGTCACGTCATGTCAAGAAAATATTTTTAAATAAGTATTGACACGTCATATCTAGTCATGATATATTTGTATTAAGCATTAAAGATGCTAATAAATTTTAAAAGGAGTGTTTTACATGACAATGTCAAAAGGTTTAATCTTTACGCAGTCCCCAAAGGTTCTCAGAGCTAAACTTGTTAAGTTAGGTATTACAAACAAGTTACTGAAAAACTCACCGGATATTTACACTGTTATCAATGAAAGCAATCCTTCCGACTTCACTGTTATTGCAAAGCCTTTTACCGACACTGAAGGAATTCCTGCAAAATCCGGATACTTCATTGATTACTTACCTCTTGCCGAATGCGGCGGCAGGTATACTCTCAGTGATATCGTGTACTACCTCAAGTATCAAATTCAGGAATATCTTCAGGTAAATGTTCAAATTGCGGCATAAGACCTTCAATATACCACATACGGAGTGCCTAAAAAGCACTCCAATTTTTTTTAAAATTAATAGGAGGTTTTGAAATGTCAAAAGTTTATCTTGACCAAAAAGAAAATACCCCATGCGGCGGTCGTGTACGTTATGATGTAAATGTCGATGATATGATATCTTATGCAAATTTTACAGATATTGCAAAAAGCAGTAAATGTAAAAAATGCTCATGGAATTTAATATGTTATAAGCCGGAATAAATCTAATATGAAATGGAGGGAATCACATGTTAACACCACAGGGTAAGTACATCTATTACAAGTACTCTCACCAATACACATTCCGTAACCACACAATA